CGGGCCCTGGTGGAAGCGGCGCAGGAGTTTCAGATGCTCCCGTGGGTTGGGACGCGGGTCGATACGACCCAGGCCCTGCCCTGGCCCCGGGAGTACGCTCCCAAGCCCGACCTGCCCGACGACATCACCGTGGGCACGAGTTACTACTACCTCACGACCGAGATCCCGCAGCTCGTCAAGGATGCCCAGATCGAGCTCGCTTGGGAGTTCGTCCGGGCGGGCACCACGGACGTGGCGGCCAGGGATGCACTGCTGGACATCGCGAGTGAGCGGGTGGACGTGCTCGAAACGGAGTACGTGCCCCAGGCGCAGCGTGCCCGGGGCCTCGCCCGCTACCCGCGCGTGGTGGCGTTCCTGCTCCCGCTGCTCGATGTATCGGGCGCCATGGCCGTGTCGAGGGTGTGATGGGTTACGAACGCCAGCACGCCTCCGCGCTCCGGATGCTCAAGGCCAAGGGCACGGCCGTCACGTTCTCGAAGACGGTCCCCGGCACGCACGACGCCGCGACCGACACCTACACGTCGCCCTCCACAACCACCGTGCCCGGATACGCCATCGAAGTGCAGCCCAAGAGCATCCTGGACGTGGAGCGGTACCGGGCGCTCTCGCTCGTGCCGGGCGCGGCGCCGACGCTTGAGTTCGTGCCTACGACGTTCGGGGGCACTCCTGAGCTCGGCGCTACCGCCAGCTGGGCGGGTAGTACGGTCACCGTCCGTGACATCGTGCCGGTCCAACCCGACGGCACCCCGATCCTCTTCCGTCTCGTGGTGTCGCGGTGAGCGCGCGCGAGTTCGAGGCCCATGTCCAGGCGTTCACGGACAAGGTGGACGACCGGCTCCGGCGCGTGGTGAACGAGTGCGCCATGGAGATCCATCGCAGCGTGGTCGAGGGCAGCGAGATCACGGGCGCGCCCGGCCAGCCCGTGGATACCGGGTTCCTCAAGAGTTCGTGGATCGCGCGGTTCCTTGAGGCGTGGCGTTGGCAGACCACGTCCTTCGCGTCCTACGCCAAGCACATCGAGGAGGCCGTGGGCATCACGCTCCGGTCCAAGGTCGGAGGGTTCCACAGCGTTGCCTTAACCCGTGGCGGGTGGCAACGGATCGTGGACACCGTGGCCCGCAGGGTGAGGGGCACATGAACACGCACCTCGCCATCCAGCTTGCCCTACGGAGCAGACTTCTCAGTCTCTCCGTTTGCACGACGGGGTCCGTGACCCTGGCCGCGACCACGACCGGATACACTCGCACGACGGGCTCGTTCGTGACCGACGGGTTTGCCGTCGGCATGGAGATCCTGCCCGCCGGCTTCACGGCCAACCTCCGCGCCACCATCACCGCCGTGTCCGCGCTGTCCATGACGGTCAACCGGACGCTCACGGCCCAGACTGCCGGATCGGCACGCTCCCTCACCGTGGGCATGCCCGGTACGCGCGTGTGGGAAAACGCCGAACCATCGGACGCATCGGGCGCGCCCGCGTCCATCACTCAGGGCTCGCCCTACTTCGAGGAACAGTACCTCCCCGGGCCCGCCGCACGCGCCACGCTCGGCACCGGCGGCGAGCTGGAGTGGCTCCCCATGTATGCGCCGCGCGTCTACGTGCCGGCCAACGGCGGGGCCAAGGCCGCACGGGGATATTCTGACGCGCTGCTCAGTCACTTCGCGCCCGAGACCACCATGGCGGTCTCTACCGACACGCTCCGGGTCCGGAGCATCCCGGCGCCCTACAGCGGGCAACTGCTCCCCGGGGACCCCGGCTTTGCCATGGTGCCCGTGACGATCCCGCTCCTGCTCCGCACCCCTAATTCCACCTGACGAGGACACCACCATGCCTTACCAGACTTCAGCCAACGTCCTGGTCGCGATCCAGGAAGAGACGGCCCGGGGGACCGCGGCCACCGACTCCTCGGGGTCTGCGGACCAGATGCGTATCACCGACAGCCCCGGCCTGAAGCTCGCTCGCGCCAAGATCATCTCCAAAGAGAAGCGCGACGACGGCAACACGACCATGGGCCGCATCGGTGGCAAGAGCGTGGACGGCTCGTTCAATGGCGAACTGTCCATCGGTGGCGTCACCGACATGATGCTCGAAGCGATCCTCCGGAGCGCGTGGGTGGCGACCGACACGGCCATCACGTGCGACGGGGGCGGGGTGTACACCAGCCTGCAAGCCACGGGCACCGCAGAACTCACCCTCGCCGGTACGGGCTCGTTCATCACCGAGGGGTTCAAGGTCGGCGACGTCGTGCGGATCGGCGCGGGCACACCCGCCGGCAACGACGACTTGAACCTTCGCGTCATCACGGTCACGGCCAACGTCATGACCTTCGCGGGGACGCCCATCGCCACAGGCGCGGCCGACACCAACGCCACGCTCACGATCCTCAAGAAGGTGGTAAACGCCACGACGCCCGCCCGGCGCACGTACACGGTCGAACAGTACAAGCAGGACATCGACCTGACGGAACTGTTCCTCGGCTGCGTGCTCACTGGCCTGAAGCTCAGTTTCAAGCCCGGCGCCCATGCGACGGTCCAGTACACGTTCAAGGGCACAGACCGCACCGCGCTCGCCGAAGGCACGTCGCCCTACTTCACGAGCCCGGTGCTCACCACGGGACTCGGGCTCATCGCCGACGATTCCAGCATCTGGAAGAACGGCGCCGCGGTGACGACGTTCACCGGCTTCGACCTGGACCTGACCATCGCCGCCAAGAGCGAGCCGGTGATCGGCTCGTTCGTCTCGCCCGACGTCTTCGATAACGACCTGATGGTGAGCGGCTCCATCACGGGCCTGCGGTCGGACTTCGCCAACATCACGCTCTACGACGCCGAGACGGAGTTCGAGTTGTGGATCGCGCTCACCGAGCCGAACACCAGCCCGACCGAGATCCTGTCGCTCTACCTGCCCCGCGTGAAGATCGCGGACCTGTCGGCTCCGGCCGGCGGCGGGGACGGCGCCGAGATCGAGACGCTCGAACTCATGATCGGGCCGCTTGCGGCCACGGCCACGGAGAACGCCACGGTGATGAGCGTGTGCTCCTCGGCGGCCAACCACGCCTAATGAGTAGGACCCCCGCCCTGAGCACGCATGGGCGGGGAGTACAGCGGGAGATGGCCCTGAAAAATCTTGCTCCGTTCTCCCGTGTTCTGCGGGAGGTAGGATCGCCCGGCGTGCCAGGCACGGGGGGGCGGAGCAGTCCGAAACGGGAGCACGCCACCATGGAACTGCAACACGTCAAGGCGCTGGTCGAGCAGGACAACGAGGGGGTGGAGGTCAAGATCGAGATGCCCAACGGCGACTTCTATCTGGGCGCCGACGGCAACCCCTCCACGTTCACCGTGCTGGGCAGCGAGTCGGTGAAGTACAAGGAGGCCCGGCGCGCCCAACAGCGTCGGATCTTCAAGCGCGCGCGCCAGGGTGGCGGCGCCACCATGACCCCGGAGGAGAGCGAGCGCGACGCCATCGAGCTCGCGGCCTCCGCCGTGATCGGGTTCAGCGGCTGGGAGGCGGACGGCGAGCCCCTGCCGTTCACACCGGAGAACGTCAAGGCTCTGCTGGCCGTGGACCACATCTTCGACCAGGTCAACCGCGCGATCCAGCGGCATGCCAGTTTTTTCGAGCGAGCCTCGGCCAACTGATGTCCTACGCGGCCCACCATGTTGAGCTTGCCCGGACGGGCCCGGACGGCGCCGCCCAGCGCGCGACGTGGGAGCTTGCGGCGGCGCGTGGCAACGCGGACGCCCGCCGCAAGCTTGAGGGCCCGGACTTCCCGGAGCACATGGCGCACCTGTGGGAGTGGGTGCGGGACCTGCACGGGCGCTCCGGCGTGGGCATGGCGGGCCTCGCGCCGCTGTCGCACCAGGAGATCGAGGCCTGGCAGCGTCTCACGGGCATTGTCCTGGAGCCCCTGGAGGTCGAGGCGCTGATCGCCTTGGATGGCGCGCTGTCTGGGGCCAAGATCCACGACGAGGGCGAGGCCGAGGACGTCACGGCGAGTGCCCCTACGCCCGCATGGCCGGTGAAGAAGAGGGCTCATGGCTGACATCGCCGTCCTCGGGCTCGAACTCAACGCCCAGGGGCTCGTCAGGGGCTCCGCTGAGGGCAAGACGGCACTGTCCGGTGTCACGGGTGCAGCCCACCAGACCGAGGGCGCCCTGGGTGCCGCCACGAAGGCCGCGGCGGCCCTGGGGATCACGTTCGCGGCGTACAAGGTCGCACAGTGGGCCAAGGACACGCTCACGCTCGGGGCCCGCTACGAAACGCTTGGCGTGGCCATGGGCGTGGTGGGCCGAAATGCCTTCCAAACGTCCGCCGACATGGACCGGCTCCAGACGTCGCTGGAAAATACCGGCATCTCGATGCTGGAGGCCCGGAACAACCTCGCCCGGATGGCGTCGGCCGAACTGGACTTGGAGCAATCCA